CGTGAAGTTGCCGTTATCGAATCTTCCAATTCTCTAATTACCTTTGATTATCTTGGATCTGTCTTTGGTAAGGATGCTGCAGCAACTGCAGTATTAACAACTGGTGTCCTGGACAAAGTATTCGTTACCGCTCCTGGATCTGGTTACACTTCCAGACCAAACGTCAGAATCGACTCTATCTCTGGTTTTGATGCTCAAATCAAGGCACTAGTTGGTGTTGGTGGTGTAGTTGTTTCTAGTGCTGGTAGCGGTTATCAAGAAACTGCGATTGCGGTTGAAACGACAGTTGATGATGATTGGGTTGCACCCGATTTGAGCCTCTATGGCGAAGAGGTTATTGATCCTGAGATCATTCAGTAAACACATAAATAACTAAAAATTCTAGGGAAATGGCAAAACAACTGCTGGCTCTTGGTAATGCGCCTAATGACAATACGGGGGATACCCTGAGGAATGGTGGTGACAAAATTAATGACAACTTTAATGAAATTTACAGTGCTCTTGGTAATGGCAATGCGATTTTAATTTCTGGTATTAGTAATGCTGGTAATGGTCAGGTATTAAAATATAATGGTACAAACGTTGTGCCATCTGACTTCAATCTATTGACAGATAATCTGGACGTTAACAGTAATACAATTGTTTCTTCATCCAATGGAAATATTGCTGTTGCTCCAAATGGCACAGGCAATATCACTCTTTCTCATGCCAGCGTCACAAATACTTTTGATGGCACATCTGGAGAAATTGATTTACCAACTAAAGTAAAATATAAAAACGAATTTACTACTCTTGCTGCAGCACCTGCAGCAGCAACTTATCCTGGTTACTTCTTCACTGTTGATGGTGATGACAACCCATATGTAAACATCAACATTACTGCTGGTGGTGTTGGCGACGTTAGGGCAGCACTTCTAACTCAGTATTCTGGTATTGATGATTTACTCGACGTTGATACAACCACATCTGCTCCTACAAATAATCAAGTTTTGAAGTGGAATTCCTCTTCATCTAAATGGGTGCCTGCAGATGACGAAGCAGGTGTTTCGTCTATTAATGTTTTTGCAACTGTTGCTGGTGATACAGGATCTACAAGTGCTGATAGTCAAACTGATACTCTAACGATCGCTGGTGGTAATAATATTGTAACGGCGGTTAGTGGTGATACGGTAACGGTCAGTTTTAATGGCACTTTGACCACCACATTTGCTGCTCTTACCGATTCCGATGTTACGGGAATTACACAGGGCGATTCGTTGTATTGGAATGGCACCGATTGGGTTGTTACCCGCAGTCCTATGACGTGGTGGGAATTGAATGTAAATGGCACAAGTGATTGGACATTCAATGGTCCTGGATTTGCTGGTGCTACTAACGACCCAACAATTTATGTGCATCGTGGATTTACCTATGCATTTGATAATTCGATCAATGGGGGAGCACACCCATTCCGAATTCAATCTACGCAGGGTCTAACAGGCACCCCATACACTGCAGGTCAGAGCGGTAGTGGCACTAGCGTATTGTATTGGACCGTCCCCATGGATGCTCCTACAACACTTTATTATCAATGCACTAATCATGCTCTGATGAATGGCACTATCAACGTAGTAAGTTAATTGATAAATGGCAAGAGAAATTCCTGGATCTGGTGCTGTAATCAAACCGATCTTCAATGAAGTTTATGGTGTAAGAGCAGTAAAAGTTTTGGATGGTGGTGAGGGATATACCTCTTCCGATCCTCCAAAACTTACTGTGACTGGTTGCGGCACACCAGTTGTGGAAGCGTTGTTGTATCCAATCATTGATGATGATTCGGGTAGAATTGTCCACGTTAGAGTTTTAGAAAGTGGTAGCGGATACGATCCCCTCAGGTTATCGATTGTACCAGAGCAAGAAACTCCCAACGTTGTCACATCATTTGATATCAATCGAGTTTGGCAAAGAAACCCAAATTCCACAACTACAGGAACATTTTCAATAGTTGGTGGTGATGTCACCGATAGACTAAACATTGTTAGTGATAATCACCCCAAACCAGCAGAGATCACTGGCGAGAGAGTTTTTGAAGGTGGATCTATCAATGATAGAAACTTCAACCAAACTTTTATCTATCGTGGTGGTAAAGACGTGCCCTTTGCTGGCACCAGAGCAGATCAAAGAGATAAAGCAATTGGCATCATGGCTAATGGTGTCTTACTTCATACTCCAGAATGGGGAGTTGATGGCGGAGCACCAATAAACTTTAATATTGACACGGTAAAATACTCATACATTAAGGGTAATGATGTATATGATGGCGTATTAGAATCAAATAATTATTTCTATCAGTCCTCTAGGTTAATCAACCATTTTTCACCAAGATATAGTGTGTTTGAGAATGGTCTTCTCAAACAATATACTTGGAGAATGATCAGGGAGGCAGGCAATTTCAGAATTACTCCTTCGGATATTTCTCAATTGACAGGAAATATTGAGAGGGGTATTAATGTAGTTTCTACCACTGGTAATGGTGTTGCAACAGTTGCCAAAGTTGTTAGAAACAACAGTGGAGATATAACCGATATTTATCTTAGGGCAGTAACTAATTCGTTTTCTGCTGGTGAGACACTTCTGGGATCGAATGGATTTACATTTACTATTAATACTATTCTTCCTGTAAGAGTTTACTATATCAACTTTGGTGAGAATGCAGCAGAGTTTGGCAACTTTGAAAATAATGAGTGGTATTTGGAGCCTGGAGTCCAAGTAAAGGCAAATCAACAAATTATTATTGATCAGAGCGATCCATCAAATAATCCTCCAACAACATCTCATCCAGTCCAATTCAGCATAACACCTAACGGTGCTTTTGCTGGTGGCGAATTATATTATGATGATCCTCAGGGAGCACCAGTTGTGGACTACTCGGATCAATTCCGTGTAACCTTTATCATGAGTCCTAACGAGAATCGTAGGATTTATTATTACTGTAAAAATCATGGATCGTATCATCCAGAAGAAGCATATATTGAGTTATCTGCAGTAACAGATACTTCTCCCAGACCAAATAATTATTATACTTCAACATATTATACTGACGGAAGCAGCATTGATTACTCTCGTCACGCTAATGGACACTCAAAGATTTTGGGTCTCTCTTTTGATGGATATCCAATTTACGGACCATATGGATATAATTCCAGCAATACTGTTGCTAGGATACAATCTTCGTATCGTCTCAAAGTTGGTGATGAAGTTGACGGCACAAGACCCAAACAAACAACTGCTGGGACGGTTACATATGCAGTAACTGTAGTTGGAGATAAGTTTTATATTGATGGAAGTTTATCTCCATTCCTTCAGTTAGACAGAGGTAAGACATACGTTTTTAATCAAAATGATGCTTCCAATGTCGGAAAATTTGCTCTTTTTAGTCAAACAGAAGATGGGTGGCATTCTGCCATAGACATAGGTAATACTTCATATCTTTACGAGAATGGAGTAACTTATTATATTGATGGATCTGCGGTAACTTATCAGAATTATATTTCTGGATTCAATAGTGCTACTACGAGAGAAGTGAGAATTACTCCGAGAGTAGATTCGCCAAGACTTCTTTATATCTTTGCTTATAGCACTTCGGGTCTTGGGTTTAGAATGGTCCAAGATGGTTACATTCTTGGAGATTTAGTCCAAGACTATATTTTTGATTCTACTGTCGGTGATTTAGATGCATATAATGGTAAATTTGCGGTAACACCAGAATATCCAAATGGGACATATGCATATTTCATGACAGAAGACGGCAGTGGAGATCCTGTCTATCCCTATGTAATTGGTCCTCAATTCTACGGAAATCCAATTTTTGAAGGAGATGTTGTACCCGATCAAGTAACAGAATTCCCATCTGGTGCCGAAGGCGACATTATTTTGAATTCTGATGGATCAGTTAATTATGTTAAAATCACAAAAACTGGCGATGGTTATTTTGGACCAACACAAGCAAAAATTCTTGGTGGTGAAGGAAGTGGTGCTGTAGTTAGTCCAATTGTCCAAACAGTTACTGGTCTAACCTTACTGAATGGTGGTAGAAATTTTGCAACTCCACCAACGTTGATTTTTGAAGGTGGTGGATCGGGTCAAGGCGCTCGTGGTGCTGCTGAAATTGATACTAATGGTAGAGTTACTAGAATTGATGTTGTGGATTCTGGTGAATTCTATGAAACTCCTCCATTTGTATTGATTACTGGCGGCGGCGGATCGGGCGCTAAAGCAGTTGCAAGAATTGATCAGGGAGAAGTCGTTGGTATTGATTTGATTGAAGAGGGTCGTGGTTATGTCAATCCACCTTCAATCATCTTCACTAAACTTGTGAATCTTAAGAGAAGGGTCAATGCTAGACAGGCAAATAACTCGTCCCCTGCATATCTAACTGGATTACTTAAACCACTTACTCCGAGTGATGAGACAATTTATGTTGATTCTACAGACGCATTTCCTGGATCTGGTGAGTTACTAATTAACAATGAAATTATTAGATATGCATCTAAGAGTAGAGAAAGATTCACTGGTGTAACAAGAGGCATCAACTTCAATTATGATCAACGTGTTGTGTTAGACACAATTAACAATGACCAGCAAGGTGTGTCAACTTATGAATTTAACGTTGGCGACCGAGTAATTAGAAGAGTTGAAAATGCAAATAATAAAATTGCAAAGGTATATGATTGGAATCCAAATAATAGAGAGCTTCTGGTTACATTTGAAGTTGATGAATTAGCATTTATTGATGGTGGTATTCCATCGACAGAAGATGCGATTGTGCAATTTGATGCTGGTGTTGCTACTTCTGCTCCCAGTGGATTTGATCCTCATGTTACGGTATTTTCTGCTGGTGAGACTATCACTACTCTTACTGTTCCCATTGGAGTTATTCCAGACAGAGTATTTGAAGATGATGATGAGAATGAAGATCCAAATAATCCTGGTGTTTTCTTAGGAGATGGAATTCCAGATCTTGTGAATACTGGAACCGAGTATGCCAATCAGATTAATCTTGATGGTGGTATCTATAATTCTCTTTATGGTATTGAAGAGACTCAAGGTGGTCAAAATACCACTCTATTCCAAGTTGGAGATAGCATCAAAGATGCTTCCTTGCCATTTAAATTTGCAACTATTGTTGAGGCTGGAGGATTGGCGGAAGGTCGTCCTCAAGATTCACTAGTTACAATTTATGTTGATGGGAATGTTGGCAATGGTGGAAACTATGCTGTTAATGAAACTGTAACGGGATCTGCTTCTGGAGTTTCCGCTACAGTTGTTGCTTGGGATAATTCAAATGGAATTCTTACCGTCAGAGATGTAAATCCATTTAATACCAATAATATCAATGTTGGTGTTGCTGGATATTTGTATAAATTCTCTGAAGATAGCACGGTTGTTGACTTTATTGTCCAAAATCCAGGATCAGATTACTCATTACCACCATC